TCTTGGCGTTGCGCGCATAGGGGCGCAGGCGGTCGAGCGGCCAGGTCTCGATCGCTTCGGGGGCGAAGCTGAGGGTCATGATGTCCGGTGATGGCTGGGCGTGTCGTCGTCGATTGGCCGCTGGATGCCGGATGCCGAGCCGGACTCCGCGAAGGGTCCAGGCATGGCAGGCGTCATAAGGCAAAAATGCTTGTGTTCGTCGGGACTTCCGAGCGGCCATGAAAGGCGCTGGACTCCGGGTGGCTTCCCAAAAAATCCGGCCTGGCGCTAGCGACGTTTCGCGCCGCGCCCTCCCGCATTGGGTATCCGCCGGGAAGGAACCAAACGCGTCAGCCGGGCCGCTTCGGATGCGCCTCTCGCGAACATGCCACCGGGATACGCGAATTCGCCCTGTTCTGTCTCGCCGGGAAATGTCTCACTGAAAAGTGTCTCACGAGATGCATTCAGCTTGACACGCGGCGCGTCGCATCGACCACGAACCGCTGCGAGCGCTTCGCTGGCGGCCGGCGTCCGTTGAGCCGCCACGTGATGACGCTCAGCGCATACTCCCAGCGGCGGTGCGCGGTCGCGCGCGACAGCCCGAAGCGCCAGCAGATGGGCTTCCACGGCGTGCCCTCGGCGCGCGCCCAGACGAGCTTGGCGTCTTCCGGCTCCAGCCAGGCGAACCAGTCGAAGGTCTTTTCCATCCGGGAGATGGCGGCAGGCGACGGCGGGGGCCGGCGCAGTCGTGGGGGCTCCTGGCCGACGAGATCCGCGAACTCGTACACGATCTGCGGCCAGGTGCTGAAATACCCCTGACCTTTCGCATCAGGCAGACGCTTCAGTACATCGGCCGCCTCGGAGAGCCGTTCTTCCACCTGATCACGGGTCCAGACGTCCATGCCGCGCCTCCTTGGTGTATCCGTAGAGCTTGTCTCCGAGTTGCCGCACGAGTTCACGCTCGGGCCAGGTTAGGCGCGGATCGGTCTCGCTGACCACGAGGACCTTCTGCTCGCGCCAACCTTCGCGCTTGATCTCTTCCGGCGATCGCCGTTTGCCGCCGAAGCCGGGTGGCGCCCATCTCATCGCACGCCTCCCTTGGTCTCGATGGCCCAGAGCAGCAGCGCGATGGCGTCGGCTTCGTTGTCGTCCTTCGGGTTGAAGCCTCGCGCTGAGACGGCGGCTTTGACGGCGTCCTTGCCCGCATTGCCCTTGGCCGTCACATGACGCTTGATGGTGCCGACGGGCACGCCCTGATAGGCGATCGACCGATGCTCGCACCACGCAGTCAGCGTGGCGAGGAAGCCGCCATAGATGTGGGCGGCGTCGACACCGAGGTGGCGGCGCACCTCTTCGAAGTAGATCGCTTCGAGACTGCCGGTGTCGGTGATCAGGGTGTCGAGCCACGCTGAGAACCGAACGAAGCGCATGCCGCCGCCATCGAAGCGGCTCGGCCGGAACAAGACAGAGCCATGCAGGATCTGGCCGGTCGCGAGCCGCAGCGCCCAGCCGGTGGTCGTGCCGAGATCAAGCGCAAGGAGTGGGCCCTGTCCCGGTCGCAGGGGATCGGTGCCAAGGTGCACCATGGTCGGATCGCGGGGTGCGACGGAGACAGGCTGGAGGGTGGTTGCCAACGCCGCTGCCGACGACACAGGTCGTGACGGACGAGCGCGCCTGATGGGCGCTCGCTCGTCTCTCCCGTAGGGAGAGCAGGAAGTCTGGCAATCTGGCAACTTCCTCAAGCCTTTGAAATCGAACAATCTTTTGAAGTTGCCAAGTTGCCGGAGGGAAGTTGCCAGATTGCCGACCGGCAACTTCACCGTTTCCCTAAGTCTCTCGAACGGAACGACTTTTCGTGCCGGGAAGTTGCCAGTTGCCGAAGTTGCCAGTTGCCAGGACAGCGCCTTTGGCAACCTCTCGCCGGGGGAAATCATAGGGTCTCTCCTTCGGGATAGACCCAGACGAGCGGGTTCTCGACGTCGAGCACGGCGCCGGTCTGGGCTGCTTTGTAGTGGGTCGGAAGGACGGGGATGAAGGCGGGCGTCACCTCGCCGGTGTCCGCATCGACGTTCTCGCCCGATGGGAACTGCATCCCTTCGATCACGAGGTAGCCGAGCTTCGATCGCGCGTTGGGCAGACCGTATGGCCCGCCGTCGCGGGTGAACTTCACGTAGCCCTTGGTGGCGAGCACGCTGACGCGCTCGCGGATCGTCGTGCGCCCGCCAAGCCCCGCCTGGTTCTCGAAGGCCTCGGCGAACTGCAGGGCGGTATAGAGGTGTCCGGCGCGCGCCTGCTCGTCGAGAATGTCGAGGATCACATCGCGCTTGCGTGCGCGCTCGGCATCGAGCCGCTCGCCAAGGTCCTTGCGCACCAGGCGCTCGGACTTCGGATCGAGCATGATCCAGCGGCCTTGCCGCTTGTCGATGAGGATGGGATCGATCGCGGGGCCGTTGCGCAGTTCGAACTCGAGGCGGCGCTCGGGGCGCTCCTCGTCGGGGCGGTGCATGAGGATGCCGGCGCTGTAGAAGCCGCGCAGCGCGCTGGCGCCGGCAAGCGCCTGGAACGGATCCTCGGCGATCTGCTTCTTCTGCGCCTTGCGGGTGTGGTGACAGAGGATCAGCCCGGCATCGGGGGCTGCAGCGTTGCGCAGCGCCTCCACCCGGGCCTGCAGGAAGAACAGCATCGCGTCATTGTCGTTCTCGCCGCCACCGTCGGGACCGCCGTCGAACAGATTGCGGATCGGATCGATGCACAGAATGTCCGGGCGCTCGCTCTCGAACGCGCCGAGGATCGCGGCTTCGACCAGGCCAAGGCCACGCCCGTCCAGGATGAGCCGGAGCTTCGGCGTCACGACGAGATTGTCGCGCGCAATGGCGAGGACCGGCTTCGGCAGGCTGAGGCCCTGAAGCCGTTCGCGCAGGTAGTGGTAGTCGATCTCCGCCTGAAGGTAGAACACGCGCAGAGGGCGCGGCGGCTTGAAGCAGAGAAACGCGGCCCCCGCCGCCATGTGGGCGAGCAGGCTGATCAGGAAATCGCTCTTGCCGACCTTCGGCGCGCCGCCGAGCACCAGCATGCCACCGGGCGTGAGCACGCGCGGCGCGATGATGTCGGCCGGCATGGGGCTCTTGTCGTCGATGAGCGCGCCGAGCGTGAAGGCCGGGATCGATGCGACCGGTGCGTGGCCAAGCGTCAGACCGGGTCCGTTGCGGGCGACATGCCGGCGCCAGAGCCGATCGAATTCCGCATCGATGCGTTCCGGCGGCCAGGGCGGATCGAGGCAGGCCTGGTTGAACTCCTGGATCGCGCGCCGGGCCTCGTCCTCGGTCTCGCGCCCTTCATGAACGAGCCGGACATGATGGCCGATCGCCATGCTGGCCGCTTCGAAGCGGGTAACGGGATCGACGCCGCCCGCGCGAGTGCGACGGGACAGAACGTCATCGAGCGTCGGCTTGTCAGGCGTTGCGTGCGTCTCGATGGGCGCTGCGAGACCCGGAAGCGCCGGCATCGCCTCGACCGCGTCGGCGAATTCACGCAGGTCGATTTCGCTCGCTGAGCTCTCGCGGATGGCGACAAGGCGCGAGGCTCCGCCCTTGAAGTAGACCGATCCCGCGACGCGGATCGGCTGATGCGCCGAGCGAAAATGCGGGTCGCCGCCGACCTTGTCGGCAATCAAACCGCGCAGCGCGCAGACGAGATCGACGTCGGTGCCCTCGGCGGGCTCATTGAGGCGCCACCAGACATGCAACTTCGGCGCGCCGGTCTCGGTGCGGCCGCCGCTTTCGACCACGATCACCGGTGGCGGCAGATGCTGCCTGAGGTGAGAAAGCTTCGCCTCAACATCGCCGGAGTCGAGATCGACGACGATGGTCTGGATCTGCCGGACGTCCTCGGCCTTGGCCTGACCCTGCTCAGCGACCGTTCCGGGCACGACGTAGAGCGCCGCGCCCTCGCGCGCGGCCCAGCTGGCCGATGTCGCGATCTTCGTGGCGGCGGCGCGATCGGCTTCGATCCAGGCGGTGTGGGGGCGACCCGAGCTTCCCTTCTCGGCAAGGCCGCGCACGGGGATCAGCCCATCGCAATAGCCGAAGACGCGGTCGATGAAGAGCGCGATGGCGTCCTGGTCCGGTGCGAGCATGGGCTCGGCCGCAGGCTGGGCGTCGCTGGATCGCAGGTCCGCGTCAGCGCTCATCCGGGCAGCCTCCAGCAACGCTCGGCCCACGGGCAGAAGCGGCACTCGAAGTGCGTCGGGTCGTGCGCGATGCGCGGCAGCAGTTCATGCGCGTCGGTGGCGCGCAGGATGCGCACGGCGCGGTCGCTCGCGGCCTGAGCCCTGGTGGCGTCGAACGGCACGAGTTCGTGGTGAAGCTCGGCGGTATCCTTGTTGATGGCGGTGAAGAGCGCCGGATGCTCGGAGACGCCCGGCAGCGCAGGCTCCAGATAGGCCTGATAGATTGCGATCTGGACGGCATAGATCGGCTTCGCGAGGACGACGCCCTTGGCGACGGTCTCCCGCCACGCCTTGGCGTTCATCGTCTTGCATTCCCACAGCGCCGGAACCTGAAGGGCCGGCATGTTGGGAGCTCCGAACACCACGCCGTCGGCATGACCACGGATGCGGCCGCCCGCGACGGAGAAGCCGATCTGCCCGCCGTCCCTCGTGCGTGTGACGAGATCGAGGCCGCTTGCACGCAGCCAGCGAATGGCGACCTCTTCGAGAGCATGGCCGATCTCGAAGATCCGGAGCGTCCGACCAACGAGGCTCGCGCCAGGATCACGCGGGGTGTCCGTGAACTCGAACTGAAGCGCGCGGTCGCAGGCGACACCGAGGCGGGAAGCTCCGAGATAGCCGCGCGCAGGGACGGCAGCGCGTTCGCCCACGAGCGCCGCATCGATGCGCTGGTTCAGGTGGTCTTCAAAGGTCGTGCGCGAATTGAAGTCGAGCATCAGAACGGGATCTCCGTGCTCGCCTGCGCGGCGCTCGCCGCCATCGCTTCCTGAAATCCGCCGATGGCGGCTTCGATCAGGGTCAGCACCTGCGTTTCGGAGAGGCTGGCGAGCGGCGTCGTCCAGCCGATCTCCTCCATGAGCTCGGCGACGGGCCGTAGCGCGGCACGCATGGCGGCGCGTTCCTGTTCGGTCAGATCAACCACGGAACGCCTCCGTGCCGACGAGGACCAGAAGGCCTGACAGGTGATCGAGCAGAACCAGCGCTCCGGGCGCGGCCGGCTCGTACGCAAGGGCTCGCGCCAGCCAAAGCCGCGTGATGGTTTCCCGCAGACGGCGCAGGGGATGCCCTTCGGGTGCCAGAGACGCTCCCGGTCCGATATCGGTTGCGGCGATGGTGTCATGGGCGTCGCCTGTCATCACGCCGCCCTCGCCAGCGCATCGCGATCGGCCCCGAACACGAGCCGACGGATCGCGGCCTTGTTGAACTGGAAGGCGATCAGCGCGGAGGCCTGATAGCGGGTCAGACCGAAGTCTTGGGCATACTCCGTCGGCAGCAACGCCAGCTGCTTGGTCGTAGCGGGCTGCGAGAGCCAGCGCCGGGTCTTGTGCGCGGTCTCGTCGCTCTCGTGCTCGTTCAGCCAGTCATCGGCGGACGCCAGACAGACCATGCGCTCGCCGGTGCCGACGAGCGTGGTTGGTTGGCCCTGCCGGCCGCCCACCGCGTACCAGCGCCCGTTCAGGAAGAAGACGCCCGCCCAGGCGGAGAAGCCGGTCGCGACCAGCGCGGCATCGTCGCCGAACAGATCGCACCACTTGAAGCTCGACCGCTTCAGGAGATCGATCTCGCTCATCACGAAGTCGCCGAGCGGCTGCGGCGCATCCGAGGCGTCGTCGCAGGTGAAGGCATGGCCGCAGAGCGGACACTCCCGCGACGAGAGCGGGATGGTCGCCTCGCAGGACGGGCAGGTCTTGCTCGGCGCTTCCCCGGTCGCCTCGCGACCATCGAGATCGACATCCTGCTCCAGCGAGCCGTGGAGCAGCGTGGACGTGCCGAAATCCAGGACGACACAGTCCGTCTTGACGACGCCCGGGTGTTCCTGCGGGTTCACCGTGCGCAAGCCGCGACCGACCATCTGGACCATGGTCGAGCGCCACGAACTCGGGCGCAGCAGCACGACGCAAGAGGTCGGCGGGTGGTCCCATCCCTCGGTCAGGACCGCCACGTTGACGATAACGCGCGCTCGGGTCTCGGCGAAGTCGGCGAGGGCAGCCTTGCGGCTCGCCTCCGTCATCTCGCCGGTGACCAGCACCGTCGGCACGTCGGCTTCACGGAAGGCGTTCGCGACAGCGGTGGCGTGGGCGACATCGGCGCAGAACACGACCGTCTGCCGATCACCTGCCTTTTCGCGCCAATGGCGGATAACGGCTTCCGTCACGGGCGTCCGGTTCATCACCTTCGCGACTTCGGCCATGTCGAAATCCTCGGCGGTCTTGCGGACCCGCCCGAGGTCGGACTGGACGCCGACGTCGATCACGAAGGTCCGCGGCGGCACCAGGTGGCCGGAGGCGATGAGTTCGCCAATGCGGATCTGGTCGGCGACATTCGAGAAGACCGGGCGAAGCCCCTTGCGATCGCCACGGTTCGGCGTCGCCGTCACGCCATAGATCAGCGCCTTCGGGTTGCGCGTCTGGACCCGGTCGATGATGCGCCGGTAGCTGTCGGCGGCGGCATGATGCGCTTCATCGATGACGAGAAGATCGAGCGCCGGGAGCTGGTCGAGATTGCTTTCGCGCGCGAGTGTCGGCGCCATGGCGAAGGTGGCGCGCCCCTGCCAGGACTTCTCGCCCGCGTCGACCACGGAGGTCGACAGGCCCGGATTGACCCGGGCGAACTTGGCGCGGTTCTGCGCCGTCAACTCGTCGCGATGCGCCAGCACGCAGGCCTTCGCGTCGCGCTCTTTCAGGATCTCGCCGACCACGCCGGACAGCATGATCGTCTTGCCTGCGCCGGTGGGCGCCACACCGATCGTGTTGCCGTGGCTGCGCAGCGCCGCGACGCTGCGCTCCACGAAGAGTTTCTGACGGGGGCGAAGCAGCATGGCGTCGCCTCACTGCGCCCAAGAGGGACGCATGCCGGCCGCCGGAGTCGCCGCAGGCTGGGCTGCCGTCTGCGCAGCGCCGCCGCTCTGGAAACCGAAGGACTGCGCCACCGGCCCCATGACCCCGGCGTACTCCTTGTGATCGGGCGTGACGGCGGTCCTGATCTCGTTCTTCGGATCGCCATTGGTGTCGGTGCCGACATCGATCTTGGCGACGAACTCGATGCCATCGAGATCACTGAGCCCGCGGATGCGCCGGGCGGACTGGGCCTGGGGCGAGACGTCCTTGTCGGAAATGCCGCGCGCCGAGTTGAGGATCGTGCGCACCAGCGCCCGTCCCATATTGCCCCAGTCCGGGCCCTTCGGGCTGTAAAGCCCGATCAGCGAAAAGATCTTGCGCCGCGCGTACGGGCCTTCGAGCACCGTGAACTCGGCGTTGAGGTAGACCGCGCCGGTGGAGCCGCGCGTTGCGTAGCCGCCGGTCCACCCCTGGCTCGGATCGTCGTAGCCGCCGGGGCGGATCGAGAGGCGAACCTTGGCGATCGCGCCCTTCGGGATGACGCTGGTGGTTGACCTTGCGTCGTTGAAATCATTCCAGTTGGACATGATGGATCACTCCTTGGTCTGGTCGTTCGAAGCGGCGTGGGACGGGGTCGAGGCCGGCAGGCGGCCGGAGAAGTCGAGCGGCTGTCGCGAGGGCCCGCGGATCTTGCGCATCAGGCGTCCGAGATGCGGTTCCTCGACCATGTCGAGACGGCCGCTGCGGTCCTTCGCTGGAAAGCCGAACGGGTTCAGAGTCTGACAGATGAAGGCGCGGCGGTTCGTGCCGTCCTCGGCCTTCACCTCGGCCATCGTCAGGACCTCGTCGACGATGCCGGGCAATTCGAGGCCGGTCTTGGAGCCGTCGATCTGGGGCGAGAAGACGCGCCGATTGAAGTCGTCGAGCCGCTCGTCGAGGATGCCGACGAACCAGACATTCTTCGCCCGGGCGTGCTGCAGCTGGGTGAGCCAGCCGATCATCTCCCGGCCATGGAGACCGTAGGCGCCGCGCACGTCGGGCTTGCCGGTCTTCTCGGACATCGCCTCGGGTTGCCCGCGACACCACTGGAAGCAAAGCCGGCCGGCGACGGTGATCGAGTCGACGAAGATCGTCTCGTAGCGATCGAGCACGCTCGGCGGCCCGAAGCGCTCGGCGACCGCCGCGAAATGCGCCTCGCCATAGGCCTGGTCGGAGCGCAGCGCCGGGTTCGGCCCGCCGATGAACACCGCCAGATCGCGGCACTCGGCCCAGGTGCGGGGACGCAGCGCGTCGCCGGTCCACCCTTCGATGGCGAGGTCTCCCGCCTCGAGGTCGAGGAAGAGCGTCGTCTTCGGATCGAGCGTCCAGAGCAGGCTCGTCTTGCCGATACCGGACTTGCCGAAGATGCAGCCCTTGACGCCACGAGCTTCGGCAAGGCGCTGATCGGCGGTGATGATCGGGAGCGCCATGATCAGCGCTCCGCCTTGGCGCGGGCTGCGGCTTCGACCGCGCGATCGGCCCCGACGCCGCCGGCGTCACGCGCGATCTGCGAGAGCTTCCGGAGCGCATGCATCCGGTCGCCGATGGCGTTGAACTCGGCTTCGAGGCCCCGCAGCGCGAAGGCGATGTCGTCGAGCGTCGCCTCGGTGATGGGCCTTGCATCGACCGCGTCGTGACCGGGGCTTGCCGGGACACGGATCGTCTCCGGCAAGGAGCCGAGGCTGTAGTGGGATTTCTGCAGCGCCTTGATCGCCGACAGGGGCGCATCTGGGGTGGATTTGCCGAACGAGAACATGAGGTGGTCCTTTCAGTCGCGGAGCAGTCGGAAGGTCGGTTTGCCGGTCCTGAGCGTCCGGGCCGGCTCGAAGGTGCGGCGGATCGCGTCGGGCCAGGCGCCAAAGGCGCGCTCGGAGACCGAGAGGCTGATCTCCACGTACTGGCTGGGGTCGTCGCCGGAGGCGCGGATCGTCTCGACGAGAGCGGCGAGCCTGGCCTGATCCCACTCGGTCTTCTTCGGCAGATCGGCGACGATGGTGACCGTGCCGTCGGTGAAGCGGACCGTGCCGGTGTCCTTGCCCAGAGCCGCGCGGGCTTCACGCGCACGCTCGCCGAACTTCAGCGCGATGGCGCCGTCCAGCCAGTCCTTCAGCGACCTCGCGCTCTTGAGCGCCGCGTCAGCTTCGTCCTGGAGCACGGCGAGAACCTCTGCCGGCAAGGCCGTGATCTCCGCGATCGGCATGGTGCGAAGCGCGTCGAGCGTCGGCAGGTTGTTGTGAGGATCGGTCATCACGCGACCTCCTCGGCGAGGAGGGCGGAGAGCGAGACCGGCGACGACTTCGGCTTCCGCCGCGCTACGGCGAGGTAGGAGAAGTCGTCAGGTCCGTGACGCCGCTGGACGAGATGCGCGAGCCCCTGTTCGGCCGCCCACATCGCGCGCCGCCCGAGCTTCAGGAGTTCGGTGCGGTCCTTGGGCGGAAGCCGGGTTGCCATCGGCATGCCGTCGAGGGCGAGGAACCCGCGATGGTATTCGAGGCAGTCGCCGGGCGTGGCCTGGCCCAGCCAGCCACAGAAGTCGATCTCCGAGATCCGGAGCCTCGCCGTCGAGAAGGGAATGATCGTGTTGCTCATGAGCGGCTCCTACTCACCAGGTCCGGAAACCGTCTCAGGCGGCCGCAAGGCCGCGGGCGAGAAGCGTCCCGCGCAGCGTCTGGATCCGGCGGTAGAGGCCGGCGCGCGAGCCGCGACCCTCGGCGGCGAGCGCATCGACGCTCTTCCCCGTCAGGGCCGCGCAAAGCGCGCCGTCGCGCCGATCGATCGCTCCGAGACAGCGCTCGACATCGAGGCGCGTGATCGCGGCATGGACACCGCGGCTGCTCTGTCCCCAGAGCGTGCCGAGACCTGCGTCCTCAGGCGTCGTGTCGGCGAACGTCTCGGCGTCGCCGTCCATCAACGGCGCATCGATGGACATCGGCTCGAAGCCGAACATGCGACGCTCGGCGATCACACGCCGCATGATCCGCGTGGCGCGGTTCGCCATAACGGTCGCGACGAACGCACCGATCGACCCACGCGCCGGATCGAAAGCCGCCAGCCGCGCGAAGGCGTCCGTGATCAGATCCTGGCGAATGTCTTCGAGATCATGGCGGGGCAGTCGCATCCGCCGCACCAGGCTGCGGGCAGCGGCATCGGCTTCGTGCAACAGCGTATGGAGCTGTTCCGGCGAGGGAGTGAAGGACATGGGGCAGAGCCTCGTCATCGGGTTTCGATGGCGAGACGGTGCCCATTCGAGCGGTTCGAACCCTGTCGCGGAGCTCTCGTGAAGCTGCCGCGAACCTGCCGGCGCTCAGAAGACGTGGATCTCGTTTGCGGGGATCAGCAGACGGCAGCCCTGACCGCGACCAGATTGGATCGGATAGGTCCCCTTCGGACCGTCAGTCATACCGGCAGCCCGCAGCACCTTCCGGAGGTTGCTGACGACCTTGTCGATCTGCTCGTCGTTCCGGTCGTTGCTGCCGGTCGCGGCTTTCAAGGCATCCGCGAGGACATCGCGGCTGACCCAGCCGTCCTCGTTCGTGCGCTCGTTGACCAGTCGGACAAGCACTTGGAACTCTCGGCGCGGCAGCGACAGCAGCGTCCCATCGCAGCGCGCGCTGCCGCCCTCAACATCGACGGCAAGACGTGTTTGCGCTGATCGAGGTGTCTTGCTGACCGGCGTCGGGATCTTGATCGCGAGCGGTTCAGACGCGTTGGCGTCGAGAAGTTCGTCGATTGCGGCGAGCGTGATGTCCGCGCCATCCAGTTGCCGTCGCACCGCCATGGGCAGATCGCGTTCGGTTGGCGTCAGGACGACAATGGGCAGGCCCCCGGCATGGGCCTTCAAGGCGAACGCGATGTCGACCGCAGTCTTTGCGCGCAGACGTCGTGCCAGGAAGTATTCAAGCCTGCGACTGCCGGTTCCGATCGCGCCGAGCCAGAATGCGCTGACGCCCACCGGCTCGACAGGTCTTCCCGCCAGCACGGTGGAAGCCCGCCGCAACTGGCGGCAGACTGCCATCATGTCGATGTCGAACTGACGAATCGACGTCGGATCGACCTCCGTCGTGATCCCGTCGCCGTCTAGGTTGACGGCAATAGCTCGACCGCCGCTGTGCTGGATCGCGAAGCCGTCGACATCCGATGGAGCTTCGCGCTCGACCAGCAATCCGAGCGTCAGAAACTGGCGCACGATCTCCGGCGGCTGGTCGCGAAGATCGGCCCCATCGATAATCCTGATCGGATGCTGATCACTCCGCTGCAACAGCAGTCGCGACAGGCTGACGTGTAAGGCGGATGCCATTGCGCTCAAGATGCTCCAGGATCTGCTTCTCAAAGGCGTGGTTGCGGAAGCTTGCGATGTTCGGCGGCTTCACCTTCACGATCACCTTGTGCTCGCGCCCGCCGCTCTCGAAACGGAACTCCAGCTTGACGTAATTGATGCGCAGATCGTCGAAGTCGATGTCGGGCGCCAGCTCGACGAGCCGGACGATCGCGTTCTGGCTGTCGCGGACCGTCATCGCCCAGGGCGAATAGCGGACCTTGCCCTCGACCTCATGCTCGCCTTCGTCGATCTGGATTTCCTTCACCAGGATGGCGTTGGTGTCGGGATCCCAGGCGTGATTGAAGCGAAAGCCGGTGCCTTGCCGCTGGATCGGAGCCAGCGTGTAGATCTGTTCGGCATTCGCGCCCTTGAAGAAGTCCTTGTCTCCGAGCATGTGCTCGGCGAACAGCTCGGCCAACTTCTTGCGCTCCGCCGCCGCCGTGGCGCTGATCCAGACCCGGCCTGTCGCGGAATGGTACCGGATCGTGTCCTGCGCGATCTCGCGATAGGTCAATGTGCGCTCGGACCCGTTCTCTTCCACGTTGGCGGTCACAGCGTTCTTGCCGTGCAGCACGAGGATGCAGATCTCATCGTCCTCCGGATACCAGCGCACGTCGCAGTACTTGCCGAGGTAGCGTCCGGCGAAATAACCCGAAGCGGCAGCGCGAAAGGCTTCCTTCGCGGCGTCATCCGCGTGGCGCGACTCGACACCTTCCTTCGCGCCGCTGAATTCCGTCGGCGACTTCACCGCCCAGAAGGCGAACTTGTCGAGGGTCAGGTCGAAGACAGCGCGATGATCCAGGAACGCCCGCAGAGCGAGATGGCGAGGCGTCACGATCTTCGCGTCGGCCTCATCCGGCGGCACGATGGCCACCCCTGCCAGATCGGCCTGCTCGTGCAGTAGCCGAGCGCCATTCTCGTTCGACAAGACCATGATCTTGTGGAGCGCATCGAGCAGCTCGGCTGGAAACGTCTCGTCAGTTCCGCGGAAGAACTCGAAGATCGCCTCGCGCCTGTCCTTTTCATCAGCAGGCAGTCCATTCCAGTCGAGATGGATCGTCGCGGCATAGGGATCGATCAACCGCTTGAGCAGATCGAGGTCGACGGTTTTCGCGAAGTCGCGGTTCACGAATTTCTTGACGTTCTTGGCCATGGCAGCGGTCCAGCAGCAAAGGTTATGTTCTTGCTACGTTCTATCGCAAGCGTGGCCGTGAGTCGATTCAGGTTGCAGCCGCTGAGACGGTTTCTCCACATGCTGGGTAGGTGACCGGGGAGGAGACCCGGTGACCGAATGACTGGCCCCAACGCCCTGCGCCCCGAACTGATGAGCGATGCCGAGCGGCTCGACGAAGTCGCCGAAATCCTCGCGCGCGGCGTCGTCCGGCTTCGGCAGCGGCGGGAGGGACGACCCACACCTTTATCTCGCGAGTGCGGAGACAGTTCGGTGGACTTCACCGCCGACCGACGCCGTCATGCGGACACGCAACTCGGCGGAGACCGCCTATGACTGATCCCGTGCTGGCGCGCGTCGCCGCCATCAAGACCATGCCCACGCCCGCCCTGAAGACGATGTGGCGTGACCTGCATGGCACCGAAGCGCCACCTTACAACCGGCGCTTCCTCGAAAGCCGTCTGGCCTATCGCATCCAGGAGCTCGCCTATGGCGGGCTGAAGCCCGAGACGATGAAGCGGCTCGATGCGCTCGCGCGCGGCGTCGAGGACACCAATCCCAAGACGCGGCGGATCCGCACCGACCGCAAGCCGGTGGCTGGCACGCGGTTGCTGCGAGAGTTTCAGGGCGTCGAGCACATCGTGACGGTCACCGTCGAGGGCTACGAGTACCGGGGCCGACCCTACAAATCGCTCTCTGCCATCGCGAAGGCCATCACAGGCGTGAAGTGGAACGGCTGGGTTTTCTTCGGGCTGAAGAGCGCGGGGAGCGGTGCATGAGGCGTGCGGCGACCGACCATCATCCGACGACGAAAGTCACGCCAAAGGTCCGGTGCGCGATCTACACGCGCAAATCGTCCGAGGAAGGGCTCGACATGGAGTTCAACAGCCTCGACGCCCAGCGCGAGGCTTGCGCCGCCTATATCCTGAGCCAGAAGCCGGAGGGCTGGGTTGCGGTCGCCGACCGCTATGACGACGGCGGGATCTCCGGAGGCACGCTGGAGCGTCCGGCGTTGAAGCGGCTCATCGCCGATATCGAGTTCGGCAAGGTCGATGTGGTCGTCGTCTACAAGATCGACCGGCTGTCGCGCTCGCTGATGGACTTCGCCAAGCTGGTCGAGGTGTTCGAGCGGCGTGACGTCACCTTCGTCAGCGTCACGCAGTCCTTCAACACGACGACGTCGATGGGGCGGCTGACGCTCAACATCCTCTTGTCCTTCGCCCAGTTCGAGCGCGAGGTCATCGGCGAGCGCATCCGCGACAAGGTCGCGGCCTCGCGCCGGAAGGGCATGTGGATGGGCGGCTACGTGCCGCTCGGCTACCGGGTCGAGAACCGCAAGCTGCTCGTCAACGAGGAAGAGGCGGCATCCGTCCGCCTGATCTTCGAGCGCTTCGTGAAGCTCGGATCGATCAAGCTGCTGATGCGCGAACTGCAAGCGGCCGGAATCCGCAGCAGGCGCGGCTACATGCTCGACAAGGGCGCGCTCTACAAGCTGCTGAACAACCGGGTCTACATCGGCGAGGCTGTCCACAAGGGCGAGGCCTATCCCGGCGAGCATGAGGCCATCATCAACGCCGATCTCTGGCAGCGCGCTCGCGCCATCATGGGTGAAAGCCCGCGCATGCGCGCCAACAAGACCCGATTGTCGGGACCGTCCCTGCTGCGCGGCCTGATCTTCTCGCCGAATGGCGACGCGATGTCGCCGAGCCACACCCGAAAGGACGATCGGCTCTACCGGTATTACGTCACGCAGTCGGTCCTCAAACGCGGTCCCGGAACCTGTCCGGTGGGCCGGATCCCCGCCGCCGAGATCGAGACGGCGGTGATCGAGCAGCTTCGCGGCTTCCTGCGCGCGCCGGAACTGATCGTGCGGACATGGATGGCCGCGATCCGGCACGACGAGCGCATCACCGAGGCCGAGGTGCGCGACGCCTTCGAGCGGCTCGATCCCATGTGGGACGAGCTGTTCCCCGCCGAGCAGGCGCGCATCGTCCAGCTTCTGGTCGAGCGGGTCGACGTGAAGGTTGACGGCATCGCGATCCGTCTCCGCACTGGCGGACTGACCAAGCTGCTGGGCGAACTGCAGACCTTTACTGACCGAAAGGACGCGGCCTGATGGCGAAGGGCGCTCTCTCCCACGAGGCGGGCGCGCTCACCGTCAGCGTGCCGATGACATTCCGGAAGCGCGGGGGGCGCAAGCTCGTCATCGCGCCGAATAGCGTAGACGCATGGGCGTTGCCGCGCGCCCGCATCGACAACACCATGGTCAAGGCGCTGGCTCGCGCCCATCGCTGGAAGAAGCAGCTCGACTCCGGCCGCTTCCAGACCGTCCAGGACCTCGCCGAGGCCGAGAGGATCAACCCGTCCTACATTGCCCGCGTGCTGCGCCTGACCCTGCTTGCGCCGGACATCGTCGAGGCCATTCTCGACGGGCGGCAGCCGGTCGGTTTGCAGCTGGACAACCTTCTGGCGCCGTTTCCGGTGGAGTGGGAGCGGCAGAGGGAGGCGCTCGTGGACGGCATCGGGGCCGAGCAGCGGAGCAGGAAGGAAAGGGAGCCTGCCGATTGATGATTGAACCGGCCTTCTTTGCGTCTATTCTGCGGATCGCTCCTGCCCACAAGAATCGCGATCCGCTCCATGCCGTCACCGCAAGATATTGCCGAAATACTTTACTCCATTCTCCCGGAGGATGGATCAGCCATCGGCAATGCTTCCGCGTTGACGCAAGTGCGTGCGCAAGTGGCCGATCTGTCGGAGGAAGATTACGCGGCGGCGCGGGATGCGCTCGTTGCGTCCGGGCGCGGCGTGAAGGGGCGCGGGCGCGGTGGATCGATTGCGCGGGCCGTCGATGATGATCTCGAAGACGAGGATTCGACGGACGGCGACGAGGACGCCGAGGATGAGGACGAAGACGAATTCGCGCTGGAGGTCGAGGACGAGCCAGCCGCACGGCCGCGCAAGGCGGCCAAAGGCAAGCGCAAGTCGTCTCGCTCGAACGGTCCGGTGCAGGTCGTGAGCTATCGCCACCTCGACAAGCGCACCAACAACCCAGAAGTCGGGATGGTTCATCCCGAGAACGATCCCGATCAGCCCAGGACAACCTATGCCTATGATCCGCACATCGATCCGGCGTTGATGTTCGACACCGCGCGGGCGCGGATCGAGAAGGTGATCGAAGACGCGCTTGCCTCCGGCGATCCGGACACGATGAAGGAGGCGCTGCTCGAACTGAAGCGCATGCAGGCGCCATACCTCAATTGGGCAGGCAAGGCCGAGCGGACCTCATTCGAGATCGACACCGTGTCGCTGCATGTGCACGAGCGCGTGGATCCGGCGACCATTCTGGCCAATGCGCGCAAGCGGCTGAAGGGCGAAAAGGCGGGAGAGGTCTGGCGTCAGGCGGATCTGTTCGCCGCGCCGTTCGAGAACCTGCCGCTTCGCCAGGCGGTGGATTTCTACCGGCATGAAAAGGGCTGGTCGAACCGGCTGATCGCAGGCGACAGCCTGCTGGTCATGAACTCACTGCTGCAGAAGGAGTCGATGGCCGGCAAGGTGCAGATGATCTACATCGACCCGCCCTACGGCATCAAATACGGGTCGAATTTTCAGCCGTTCACAAACCAGAAGGACGTGAAAGACGGGGCCGATAAAGACCTGAACCAGGAACCGGAAATGGTGAAAGCCTTTCGGGACACGTGGGAGCTCGGCATCCACTCCTACCTGACATACCTGCGCGATCGCCTGCTGTTGTCACGTGAGCTCTTGAGCGAGAGCGGCAGCGTATTCGTTCAGATATCAGAAGAAAACCTGCACCTTGTCCGATCCGTTTTAGGCGATGTTTTTGGCGCAAGTAATTCCGTCGCGATTGTCACTTATTCGACTACCGGAGGATTCGCATCGTCGGCACTCAGCAGGACTGGTGACTACATCCTTTGGTTCGCCAAGTCGAAATCAAATCTGAAATTCAATAGACTCTTTTTACCGAAGAGCAGACAGGAAGCTGCGCTCGGGGACTATGATCAGGCGTTGATGGGCGATGGTCGCAAGCGACCATTGTCTAAAGCTGAGCGCAATGACATCGCGCTGATCAACGACGATGTTCGTCTGTTCACCGACGACAATCCAACATCACAGGGAGAAGGAGCAGCAACCGACGATTTTGGCATGTGCGGCATGGATTTTCATCCCGGTTCGGGGAATCACTGGAAGGCCCCAATTCCGGATGGGATGCGACGGTTGGCGCGAGCAAACCGATTGATAGTCACACCCAAAAACAAAATTCGGTATCTCCGACTGTTCGATGATTTCAACCAAAGCCCAATTACCAATGCTTGGTTCGATATAGCTGGAGCAGTGCAAGATCGGTCTGATCCTAAAGCCTATGTGGTTCAGACGAGCAACAAGATCATTGAACGCTGCTTGCTGATGACAACTGATCCCGGCGATTTGGTACTGGATCCGACTTGCGGATCCGGCACAACGTCATTTGCTGCCGAGAAATGGGGTCGGCGATGGATCACGTGTGACACATCGCGCGTTGCAGTCACGATTGCAAAGCAGCGGCTGATGACGGCCAGTTTTGACTACTGGCGCCTACGTTACCCACACGAAGGTCTGAAAGGTGGATTTGTTTACGAGACTGTTGCCAAAGTTAGACTAGGACTTATCGCCAATAATCCGGACATCGACACGATCTACGAAGGGAAACATCCCGCCATCGCCTCGGCGTTGGCAGCACTCAACACCGCGCTGAAGGGACAGAAGCTTCGCCATCGCTCGCCCCAGGGCGGGCGCAAGGGCGAATGGATCGACTTCTCGGCGTCCGGCAAGACGCACAGGCTGGCCAATGGCGAGGCTTCGCCTGCCGATGCGCTGCTCGAGTGGGAAGTGCCGTTCGATTTGCCGGAAGATTGGCCCCCAGCCGCTGCCGAGCCCTTCAAGGCCTTCCACAGCGCGCGACATGCGATGCAATCGGCGATGGATGCGTCCATCGAGGCCCATGCCGAGCCGGAGACGCTCTACGACAAGCCGGAGAAGGACGAAACGCGCCTGCGCATCACCGGGCCTTTCTCGGTGGAAGCCGTGCCCGCGCCGACCGTGCTCAGCCTCGATGACTCGACGCCGCCGGTTGAGGCTGATGCGTCGGTCGCACGGTCCGGAGAAACCTCGCGGCAGGCGCTCTGGCGCGGCGAGCTTCTGAAGACAGGCATCCGCGGCAAGGGCGGCGCCATGCTCAAGTTCACGGAGCTTGAGGCGATCCCCGGCTGCAAGCATCTCCACGCGTCCGGCTCGCTGGAAACCGGCGAGCGCGCCGTCGTCAGCTTCGGCCCGGAACACGCGGCGCTCGAACAGAAGCAGGTGGAACGCGCCATCGAAGAAGCGCAGACGCTGGTTCCGCGCCCGAAGATCGTCGTGTTCTGCGCCTTCACCTTCGATCCGGAGGCCGCCAAGGACATCGACGAGATGAACTGGCCCGGCGTCATGCTGCTCAAGGCCCAGATGAACACCGACCTCCTCACCGAGGACCTCAAGAAGGCGCGGTCATCGAACCAGAGCTTCTGGCTCATGGGCCAGCCGGATGTCGACCTGCGGCGTGAGGGAGATGAATGGCGCGTCGAGGTCAACGGGTTCGACTATTTCGATCCCCGCTCGGGCGAGCTTGTCTCGGGTGGCAAGTCCAAGATCGCCATGTGGTCGCTCGACACCGACTACGACGGGCGCAGCCTGATGCCGCATCAGGTGTTCTTCCCCATGGCGGGAGCCAAGGATGGCTGGAACCGCCTGCGCAAGACCATCCGGGCCGAACTGGACGAGGACCTGCTGGAGCAGTTCCACGGCACCGTGTCGCTGCCGTTCAAGGCGGGCGAGAACCGGCGCGTCGCCGTCAAGATCGTCGATGACCGAGGGATCGAAAGCCTGAAGATCATGGGCTTGGAGTGAGGGGGATGGAGAAGCCGAAGTCCCTCATCATCAACTCGCCCTTTGTCGCCCCGCATCAGCACTGGATCGAGGGCAAGGGCGGCGTGCTCGAGGTGAAGCCCGAACGCAGGCCGGCGAGCTACGAGGTGTTCGACGCCCGCAACAACACGCGGCGCGTCGAGATGCTCGATAACGTGAACACGATCCGCTCGCGCGTCGATGCGTGGCGCGATGCCGGCTGGCCGGGAGTCACCATCGTGACGCGACGCCTTCTTGAGCATTGGCATGACGAGACGGTGCGCGAATATCCCTTCTATTTCTGTCAGCTCGAAGCGATCGAGACGCTGATCTGGTGGGTCGAAGGCGCTCCGGAGTTCAAGCAGGGCATCGTGGTCCCGGGCGACGGCGGCCCGTGGGAGCGGCTCTGCAACAAGATGGCGACCGGAGCGGGCAAGACCACGGTGATGGCGATGATCATCACGTGGCAGGCCCTGAACGCGCTGACCTATCCGAAACGCAGCAAGGACTTCAGCCGGGCTGTCTTCATCGTCGCGCCGGGCCTGACCGTGAAGGGGCGGCTCCAGGTTCTGATCCCGAGCGAGGGAAGCTACTACGACCAGTTCAATCTCTGCCCGTCCGAGGCCTTTCGCCAGAAACTGAACCAGGCGGAGGTTCTGATCGAGAACTGGCACACGCTGATGCCGGCAGAGCAGCCGAAGCGCTCGGTCGTCAAGAAGGGCGCCGAGTCCGACGAGGCGTTCACCCGCCGTGTTCTCGGGAAGCTGGCGAACCATCGCGATATCATCGTCATCAATGACGAAGCGCACCACGCCTATCGCAAGCCTGCCGAATTGAAGATCAGCAAGAAGGCCGCCGCTGACCAAGGCATCGATCTCGACGAGGCGACGCGGTGGATCGAGGGGCTGGATCGGCTGCACAAGACCCGTCGCATCCAGCGCTGTTTCGATCTCTCGGCGACGCCATTCGCGCCGACCGGCAAGGCCAGCACGGACACGGCGCTGTTCGACTGGATCATTTCCGACTTCGGATTGAACGACGCGATCGAAAGCGGCCTTGTGAAGACACCCCGCGTGGTCGTTCGCGATGACGCGCTGCCCGACGCCAGGACGCTGAGACCCAAGCTCTATCACATCTATCGCGATCCTTCGGTCTCCGAGGATCTGAACCGCAAGGCCGAGCCGCACGAACCGCTGCCGAAGCTGGTGCGGGATGCCTATACGCTGCTCGGCGCGGATTGGCGGAAAGCGCTGGCGGATTGGGCCGGTCACCATTCGCCGCCTGTGATGCTGACGGTTTGCAACCGTACGGAAACCGCCGCCCGCATCGAGCGCTACTTCAATGCTGGCGATGCCCACTGGCCGGAGCTGCGCGCTCCCGAGCGGACGTTGCGGGTGGATTCGAAGGTTCTGGAGAAGGCGGAGATCGGCGAACAGGCTGCATCCGACAAGGGATATGAGGAGCGTCTGAAGGCGATCGTGGATGCGGCCAACATCCCGGCCACGCGAAAAGAGCGTCTGAAGGAGTTGAAGAAGGAAGAGCTGCTCCGCGAGATCGTCGACAATGTCGGCAGGCGGGGCGGCGCTGGCCAGGATCTGCAGAACGTCATCTCCGTCGCGATGCTGTCGGAAGGCTGGGACGCCAAGAACGTCACCCACATCATGGGTCTGCGGGCCTTCACGTCCCAGCTCTTGTGCGAGCAGGTGATCGGCCGCGGCCTGCGCCGTGTCACTTATGACAAGGACGAGAACGGGCTGTTCCGGCCTGAATACGTGAACGTCTTCGGCGTGCCGCTTTCGATCTACGAACCTGGAGAAGGTGGCGAAGCTCCACCTCCGCCGAAGCCTTCGACGCAGATCGATGTCGTGCCGGAACGCGCTGCCCTCGAGCTGCGATGGCCGAACATCCTGCGGATCGAGCAGGTCGTGAAGCCCGTTCTCGTCGTCGACTGGTCCAAGGTGGAGACGCTAACGCTCGATCCTGCGGCGACAGCCATCACGGCGGAGCTGGCCCCGGCACTCGGCGGCGCGACCGACATGAGCAAGGTCACGCAGATCGACCTTGCTGCTCTGCCCGAGGGCTTTCGCCTGCAGCGGCTCATCTTCGTCGCGGCGCGTAAGGCCTTCTCCGCCCTCCACGGCAGTTTCCAGGGAACCGAAGAGTACCTGCTGGCCCAACTCGTACGGCTGGTCGAGGAGTTCCTGGCCTCGAACAAGATCGACATTCCATCTCTGTTCCACAGCGATCCCTTGCGACGCCGGATCCTGATCGCCCTCAACATTGATGGGGTGGTCACGCACCTTCTGCGCTTCGTGACCGAGCAGAACACGACGAAACTCGAACCGGTCTTTGATGAAGAACGCCCCATTAGTTCGACCGCGGACATGAGGGTTTGGTACACTACCAAGCCGAACATCCTGACGCAGAGATCCCACATCAGCCATGTCGTCGGGGACTCGTCGTGGGAAGGTCATGCGGCAAACGTCTTCGAGACGCGCCCCGAGGTGGTTGCCTACGCCAAGAACGACCATCTCGGCTTCCACATCAGCTATTTGTGGCAGGGCTCTCGCCGTCGGTACCTGCCAGACTTCATCGTTCGACTGCACAACGGCCTGAGCCTGGCGTTGGAAATCAAAGGCGAAGACACGGCTCAGAACCGGGCGAAGCGTGCGGCGCTGTCAGAATGGACGGAAGCCGTGAATGGGCATGGAGGATTTGGCGTTTGGGCTTGCGATGTAGCTTTCAAGCCTGCCGAGGTCATCGACATCGTGCTGAAGCACGCGAACAGGCCGGTTTCGGGCCATCCTGCGCCTTGAATGATGAATTGCTGACCGCTTGGTCGAAGGCTACCGACGTGCGGGCTGCTTCTTTGGTGGCGTGATCCGGTCACCCTTTGCGAGAATGTAGTCGGCAATTTTTTGGCCGAGGGGATGTGGCCCCGCCCAGAGCATGTAGTAGATCGGAACTCCTCTCGTATTCCTGACGACGCTCGGCGTCGCGGCGTGGCCAAATAAAACCTTCAAGCGGCCAACATAATGGTCCAGGAGCCGCTTCGCGGCATCATCTACCTTGTGGCGCGTCGTGTCGCCAAAGAGGTCGGTCCGCTCTGCATAAACGAGGCTTTCCCAGTCGGTGCCGCCGAAGCAACCGTTCAGCCCAGTGCGCCAGTTCTCTGGAATATCGCCTGAGCGCGTGATCAGTCGGTTGATGGCCATACCGAGCGGAAAATTGATAATGACCTCGAACTTCTTGGTTGCCCCGAGGGCTTCGACGGTTCGCCAGTTCAGGTGGGGTCCGTACGGATCGAGGAATGCGACACCTTTCGTGTTCCGCCCCGCTATCCGTGGCACCAGCTTCTGGATCAATTCGTTCGCGTTCCCAACCTGAACACTGATTTTTCGATCCGGATAGTCGGCCTCTAGGCCACCAAGAAGCGCTGCGCGCCCGGCGTCCGCATCAAAGAAGTGGTATTGGGTGAAGGGGTGTTCGAGAGCAAGGGCTCGGTGCGGGGAGCCTTCGATGAACTGCTCTTCGGATCGAATGAACTCGTCGTCCAGAAGATGAAGGTCCTCATCGTCAGCGCCCGCCCAGGCATCGCGGATTCTTGAGCGCCCTGCGCCGGCGAACGCATCAATATAGACCAGTTCGAAAGGCTGCTTCTTCAACGCGATTGTGTACGCGTGCAGATATGCTTCGAGTCCATCGAGCTTCTGTCGGGCCCAAGGGCCAACTGTGTTCTCAACGTGCGACTTCTTCAATGCTGACGACGCTCCATGCGAAATGGCTCACGCTGAAATCTGATCGAGGATTGGCTTAGGGACGATCTGCCAGGGAAAGCCGTTCCACTCTTCGCCATCAAGCAGACGCCCGCCCGACTTGGGCCGGGCACCGCCCCATTGCTTGAAGAAGAAGGCCACCTCGTCACGGTCACAGATGTCCCGGATCTGTCTGACCCAGCTCTCGTCCATCGGGCGAGCCCGCGGCCCGCTCTCGCCGCCGACGATGGCCCATGCGATGCCGCCTAGATCGACATCGCCGATAGGACCGAGCAGTGGCT